ATCAAGCTGATATGATGGCTACTCATATAGAATCCGACCAATGGAAAAGAGCTGAGGAATCAGGTGAAACAATTAATACAAAAGTTCCAAAAACAAAAGATGAACAAAAACAAGTAGACAATCTCAAAAATAAATTTGATGAATTGTTTAATTAGGGGATAATATGTGGATAATACTTACAATAATATTCTTTTTAATTGGTGTAGTTACATCTACAACATTATATTTTGCACTAAAAAGAATAACACAATACGAAGAATTTATTTTACAGATTCAACAAGTAATTAAATTCTCAACAGACAAAATGAAACTTGTAGATTCAAAAGGGCATTATGAATCAGATGACGAAACGGGTTTTTTCTTTAAACAACTAAAGCAGATTCAATTATCTCTTGATGGGATATTTGAAGAGGAGGTTACAGATGACAAAAAACGAAGCTAAAAAAGTTAATGATGTAAAAAACGAAATAAAAAAAATAGTAAAAAAGAAAAACCGTAAAGTTTATTTTGGTCAAGAAGTTCAAGATGCGGTTGTTGACTATAATACATCAACTAGTGACTATGAAAGAAATGTAATTTATGGTACAAGAATACATGCAGCTTTTGATAAACTTGCTGAAAACATAATCAATACATTTAAGTTTACTTATTTTGATATGCCGTTTGTAGATGTTAAACATGAAGTAGTTGCTTTTTGTGTAATGAATATGCACAAATATGACCACACAAAAGGTTCTAAAGCATTTAGTTATTTTTCAGTAGTTGCTAAAAATTATTTAATTCTACATAATAACAATAATTATAAAAAGTTAAAAACTCACGATAAAATGGAAGTATTGGATAGACATAGAAGTAAAGATTCTAATTATGAATCTGATTTTGTAACATTGACAAATGAAATAATAGAATACTTTGATTCAAATATGAATACTATTTTTAAAAAAGATAGAGATTTAAGAATTGGATATGCTATTATCGACTTGATGAGACAGAGAGAGGATATAGAAAACTTTAATAAAAAAGCTATTTATATACTAATTAGAGAAATGACGGATGTAGAAACAGCCCATATCACATCTGTGGTTAATGTATTTAAAAAACACTATAAAAAATTATTAAACACATATCACAAACAGGGTTCAATAATACACACTTATTCAGGTCCATTCTTTTAAATATTAAACCCATTAATTCATTAGTGGGTTTTTTATTTTAAACAATTTCTTACAAATTTAATATTTATATATGAATAAATACATCCAATAGGAGATTGTATGTCAGACAATAATGAAATATTTGAGGGAAATACCTTCCAAGACCTAACAAAGGACATCTATGAGAACACTACAAAGCGTAAAGTTCAGATAGATTTGTTAATATCAGAGATACACGGCTTCATTACAACGATAGATGATGTGGTTATGGTAGCCCCAATTATAAAAGAATATATGGATACGGCGGTAAGAAATGATGAACATCTTGTTAAATTAGCTGGTGTACTACAAAGAATTATTTCTAAATCACAAGGTGATTCAGATGAATCAATGTTATTAAGTGATGAAGAAAAAGAAGAATTGATGGGAACACTTCAAGATACTGTAAATGATTTACAGAAAGAAAGTGAAAAACTTGAGGTTACAAAAAACAAAACAATTGATTTGGGGAATAATTAATGGGTTCAGTATTTGTAACACAATCAGATAGAACAGTAAAAGGATTTGCAGGTAAAGAATATGCTGTACCATTTTTTTTACAATTTGTACCAGGTGTGGTGATTCATGTTGTTCATTCTAATGAAAGTTTAAAATATGGTGGACCAAATACTATAAATACAATTATTGCTAAACCACATATTACAGATAAACTACATAAAAGAAGAGCATCACTTGGTGAAAAAGATAGATATTATCCTTTGTTTAGAACAATGAATGATGTACCTTCAAAGGGAGATCCAGTATTACTTTGTACTATTGGAAAGATAAATTATTATTTAGGCCCAATAAATGCAATTTCTAATAGTCCAACTTGGAATGATGACCCATCTTATGTTGAAGAAATACCATTTGATGATTCCAATAATAAACTTGATTTATCTGAATCAGCTAAAAGAGGTGAGACAGAAAATTTCAATAAAGAAATTTTATACCCCCGATTAACTAAGAAAAGAAAAAAAACTTTAGATTATGGTAATGCCGTTTTTGAAACAACTGGTGATAACATATTTGAGGGGAGACATGGTAATAGTATTCGAATAGGAAGTCGTAGTAATAATCCATATATATTTATTTCTAATAAAAGAAATCCAATTAATACTGTTGAGTCTATTTTAGATGGTGGTTTAATTAGTATAACATCAAATGGAACACTCACTCAACATTTAGGCAATGCTATAACTTCTCCATTTCAATTATCATCTGATAAATTAACAGATAGTTTAAATAAAATAGGTCAATTGTGGGTAGATTTAAATCCTGCAACTGATCCAAATGAAATATATTTATATGGTTCAGAAAATACTGGAGAAACAAATGAGCAAGGACAACAAATTTTTAAGGGAGTTAATGCTAATCAAATTTTATTTCATTCAGATAGAATTACTTTAAATACAAAACTTGATGATATTTTTATATCATCAAAAAAAGATATACATATTGGGGCGGGGAGACATTTAACATTTACTACATCCGGAGGACCTGATGTAAATAATATAGATAGTGTTATTTTTCAAACATCAAACCTTAACATTGGTAATCCTAATAATAAAAATATGCAGCCAATGGTTTTAGGAAAAGGATTGCAGGATGTATTGGTTCAAATTATAAATTTATTAGGTAAATTACAAGTCACCACGAGTTTAGGTATTCAAACACCACTTACTGTTGGTAAGTTTCCTGGTGATGTAATTCCTGGTAATCCAATATCTACAACAATTTCAAATTTAGAAAGTAAAATTCAAGAAATTTTAAGTACAAAACATAATATAGAAGAAAATACATCAAACTAAGAGGTAATTATGAAAAAGAAAAAAACAAATATTAAAACTATAATTAGAAAAATCGTTAGAGAAGAAGTTGCTATGGTAATAAAGGAAGTAATAACTGAATTAAAACAACCAACTCAATCTCAACCAAAACCACAAAAGAAAATAGTTGAGAAAAAATCTTTTACATCTAATTCAGTATTGAATGAAGTATTGAATGAAACAGCGGAATCAGATGAATGGAAAACATTGGGTAATGGTGAACTTACTACTGACAGAATGACCGATGTTCTTGGTAGAAATTATGGTGATATGATGAGTAACAATACACCAACAATAAATCCATCTGACCCAATGAGTCAATTCTTAAATAAAGATTACAGAGAAGTATTAGAAAAAACTGACGAAAAACAAAAACAGAAATACGGAAAATAATAATGGGTTTAAGACAAAAATTAATTGATGCTAAAGTAAATGCATTACAGGAATCATTACAAAAATCTATTGAATTAGATACAAGTAAAGGTTCACAAATTTATTTAGAAGCTGAATATACTGCTAGAGCAATTCTTGAAACATTATCAGAAGCTAATTTAACTATTACTCAATTAAAAGCACCTGTAATTATTGAAACTTTAAAAACACCTGACCAACTTGTAAATGTTGAATTGGAAACTTTGTTAGGACCATATCAACCTGTTTTAAAAATATTAAAACAAATTGGAGTAGCAGTTCCAGCAATAGAAAGTATAATAGACAAATTAGAAAGTGAAATAGAAAAAGTTATAAAACCTTTATTGGAGGGTGGTGCTAAATTGGCTGGTTTAGATTTGGGAAAAGATAATGGTGCATTAGAGTCAATTGGTTATGTTTACATTGGGGAAGATCCAGATTCAATAGATTCATTTGATGTGGAGGATGAAGATGGACAAAGAGAATTTACAACTGTTAAATTATTAGAAGAAGATATTGAGGACTTATTATAATGGCTATAAGAGATACATCAAGAAAACCTTACATTGAAGATAATGATACTAATATAAAAATTGGTATAGATTTACCTATTAGGAGAGATGATAATTTAGATGGATTTTTTGCGTCAACTTCAACAACTATTGAAGCTGTTAAAAACAATATAAGAAATTTATTAAATACAAATGAGGGTGAAAGATTTTTTCAACCAAATTTAGGAATGAATTTAAGGGGACTTTTATTTGAACATATTACATCCGAAAATTTAATTGGTATACAAGATTCTATATTAGATAAGTTGGGATTTTGGTTACCATTTGTTGAAGTAAGAAATATTGAAGTTCTAACTATAGATGATACGACAGACATAGGAGCAAATGAAATAAGAGTAAAAATATTATTTAACATTAAACAAGACCCAAACACTTTGGATTCGATAACATTGGATTTTTCATCTGATATATCAGAACCTGAATCATCAATATCGAGTGGTGGTGGTGGATATTAATTGGAGATAAAAAATGCCAACATATGGTAAAGAAAATTTTAAAGAATCAAATGTAAATTATTTAAATAAAGATTTTAGTGCATTAAAACAATCTTTAATGAATTATGCAAAATCTTATTTTCCAAATACTTATCGTGATTTCAATGAAACATCACCTGGTATGATGTTAATAGAAATGAACGCTTATGTTGGAGATGTATTATCATTTTATATCGACCAACAATATCAAGAAATGCTATTACCATTAGCTGAAGACAGAAGAAACATAATCAATATGGCTAAAATGTTTGGTTACAAAGTTAAACCAATTGTTCCCGCTTATGTTGATTTGACATTCACATCTGATGTAAATGTTTCATCTGGAGATGTATCTAAGGTTGATTATACAAATGCTAGTGTGTTTGATGGTGGTATTGCGGTACAATCATCAGCGAACTCAGATATTGTTTTCACAACATTAGAACCAATTGATTTTAAAATTATAGGTTTAAATGATACTGAAACAATTGGTACAACAGCCGATAGTGGTTTAGCTTCAACTTATACTCCCCC